TGCCGATGGGCACACACCTCATAGTACTCACCAGACTGAAGGACCGGTGGCTCGTCTCGATAGAGGAAATGACAACTGAGATCGTAACGTCTACACACCAGTAGGCAAGAGTGCCAGGAACCCGATCACACGGCGCTGTCTCCCCCGAATGGGGAGGCGGCGCCTTTTCTGTTACAGAATACAAGGGAGGTGGCGTTTGGGTGATATAGACGAAAGAGTTAATGACCTCGACGAGGCGAGGTACAGAGACAACAAACGCTACGAGGAGATCCTCGAGGAGATCGCCTGCTGGCGTGCTGCCGTAGAGAAGCGGTTGAAGGCGCATTCGGACAGGCTGGATTCACAGGAGTTAGGAATGGCAGAGAGGTTCGGCGAGATCAAGACGATGCTGGCCACTCAGGGCGTGCAACTCAAGGTGGCCCTCACTGCACTGGGGGTGATCGGGGTAGCAGTGGTTGGCAACGTGGTGGCGCTATGGTTCCAATAGCCACGGAGGTCCTGGTCCGGGCGTTGGCCCCCGATCTGGTCGCGAAGATCGTTCGGGGCGATGTTGCGGAATACGGGGGCCTGGTTGGGGTGGTGGTCAACGGCGTCTTCATAGCTAGTGTTGAGCCGGTCACGACCCGCATGAGTACAGAGGGGGCGTGGCCAGAGGAGGGCGATGGCAAAGAAGAAAAAGTGGATCAAGGGGGCCATCAAGAAGCCCGGCGCGTTGCGTAAGACATTGGGGACCAAGAAGGGTAGGCCGATCCCGGTAGCCAAGCTGAGGAGGGCGGCCAAGCAGAAGGGAAAGACAGGCCAGAGGGCTCGGCTGGCATTGACATTGAGGCAGATCAACCGGAAGAGCAGGCGCCGCAAGAAGGCGAAGAGCCGGAAGTGGGTTACGTAGATGGAGGGTGGTATGGGGGAGCTACAGGGTAGTACAGAGTCATCCATATCTGAGCGGATACGCGCCGAGATGGCGCAGCTTTCCCCTGTACAGTTGAAGTATTTGGCCATCCGGGTACAGAACCCCGGCATTTCCAAGAGCGAGGCGGCGAGCCAGGCGGGAGTTTCGCGGGACACGGTCTATAGATGGCCGCAAGTGGACGATGTGTTCGCGCTCATTATGCTGGACACGGTGGCTGGCGCGAGGGAAATGCTAGTCAGGAGCGTGGCCAGGGCGATGGCGGTGAAGCTGTCCGGGCTCAACTCCAAAAGCGAGAAGCTGCGGCAGTCGGTGGCGACAGAACTTTACGAATGGGTCAGCGGCAAGGCAGCGCAGCCGGTATCGGTAAGCGGCGAGATCCGTGAGTTCATGCAGAAGCTGGTGGGAATTGATGAATGAGTCGATGGCCAACGCTCGCTCAAAAACTACAGATATTCGAGCAAGTGGCCTACGCTCCTCACGGTTCCCAGCTACCGGTGCATGCGTGCGAGTCGAAGGTCTTACTGATAGCGGGCGGGGAGAGGGCTGGCAAGTCCAGGGTCTCCGCGGCCGAGGTTCTTAGCCGGGTCCCGTGGTGTTATCATTCCGGTAACATAGCGGTAGTTGCTCAAGAGTACGACGAGACACGGGCCGAGTGCGAGTACCTGATCGAGGACCTGACATTATGTGGGTGGCTCCGGGGCACACCTTCCCAGCCGAAGCAGGGTAAATGGCAATGGGAGAGTGAGGGGCCGACAGGACCTATACAATTCGAGACCGTCTCCCTGAACCGGTCGGGCGTCAGAGAGCTAACGGGTAGGGGGCGGGCCTACGACATCGTGCTGATGGTGGAGGCCGGGCTCATTCCCTATGACGCATTCATTGGCGCCCTCGGGAGAGTGAGCGAAACGCGCGGTATGGTCATCCTGTCGGGGACGCTGTGGGATAACTACGGATGGCTGGCCGATCTGTACGAGGCATTCAAGGGGCCCAACGCGTTCGATGGCAAGACGTTCGCACTGCCGACCTGGGACAACCTGGCCAAGTTCCCTGGTGGCGAGAAGGACCCAGAGATCCTACGGCTCAGGGACACCCTGCCCGACGACGAGTTCAGGAGAAGGGTCGCGGCAGAGTTGGTACCGAGCCCCGCAAGGATCTACCCAGAGTTCAGGCACGACTTGCACGTTAAGGCGCTATCATATAACCCAGAGCTTCCGGTGTACCTGGCTGTCGATCCGGGGTTCCGCCCATCACACTACGCCGTTCTCGCCCTACAGGTGGTAGAGGAAGACTCGATGGAAGTGGTGCACCAGATCGACGAGATCTGGGAGCACGACAAGACCCACCACGATATCATTGATATGTGCAGGGAGAGAGAGTGGTGGCACGGGGTGGTCGAGGCAGTTGGAGGGCACGAGACCAAGCAGCACCAGGCCACCGCCTCCTGCCAGGAAGTCTGGAGGAACATCGTAGGCACACAGGACGACGACCCGGATATGACGTTCACCGTCTTTAATTCGGGCAAGATCCTGGACGGGGTGGTGAGGGTCAAGACGTTCCTGAAGGATCCAGGGACCAGGAAGCCGCGGTACTATTGCGGGACCAACTGCACAGGTACGGCCTCTGAGTTCCAGAAGTACTCGAGGAAGGTAAACAACAGGGGAGAGGTTGCCAGCGAGGAGCCCGAGGACAGGAATAACGACGCGATGGATGCACTGAGGAACCTCCTGGTCAAGCGGTACGGGCTAGTTGAGAAGACGATCAAGTGGGGCGTCACGAAGAGGGGGCGCCGACATCTCCCAGTGAGGGGGTAATGTATGAAGTTGTCCAGGATCACGACCGACTACGTGCAGAATAGAACGGCGGCGCTGAAGTCTCTCAACAGCGAGTGGAACGACCGCGCCGACGAATACGAGAAAGTCTACCTCATGGATATGTGGGAGGAGAGCCCCGAGCCAGATGAGCGCAGGCTTGCTGCTCCTATCGCCTGGACTCGCGTCGAGTCTTACCGTGCTATCCTGCTGACCAAACCTCCCGTCATCACCGTTCCCCCCTCTGATGCCCGTGCTGTAGCAGAAGAGCAGGCCGACTCTATCGAGAAGTTCTTGTACGGCATGTGGTACCAGGCCAACGTGATGGACGCCCTCAATTCTGCCGAGTGGTACGCGACCTGCTTTGGCCGGGGAGTGCTGAGGTGTTTGTACACGGACGACGCAGCCAATGACGAGATCCCCCTGCTGGTTAGCGGAAACATTGATCCTCGTCACATCTACTCTCGCCCGTCTGCAAGGAAGGGGCAAGATGCCGAGCTATCATATTCCTATCATCGTACACGCAGGGAGATCGAGGAAGAGTGGGGAGAATTGCCGGGGCACCAGGACGACGAGGGCTGGCTGGATGCAGAGATCGAGTTCATAGACTACTGGCGCGTGGACATCGAGGAGGTAGAGGAAGAGGGTGTAGAGGTGGAGGAGAGTAGGGGCCTGATCGAGACCATCGTGGACAAGGTGACAAAGAGCAAGCGCCCGGTCAAGAAGGTGAAGCAGAGGGTGGTCACCAACTGTATCCTGGCCGGAGACAACTGGCTCAAGAAACCTGTACGCATGCCTGGCTACTCGAGGATCCCATTCATTCAATATGCCGGGATCTCTACTCCGCTCAAGGGTGCCGATGGATGGCTGTCCGTGCTCTTCCCAATTACGGGAGGGAGCCAGGTGGGTACGACGAACTGCCAGGGGTTGGTTGCTGCCTATTGTGAGGGGCTGGCCCACCGTCAGAGGATCGTGGAGATGTACGCCAATGCTGCTACCGTTGTGACAGGGACAGACCAAGACGTCGAACTGGACTTCAGCCCCACTGCCCAGAACCAGTTACCACAGGGAGCCAAGGTAGACTTCCTGGTTCCTCCCGGTCCACACCCGGCAGCCGACAAGCAGTTGCAGATACTAGAGCAGGGTATCGAGGACGCCACCGTGTCTGCCTCTATGATGGGCCGTATGCCTGGCAACGTATCTGGCCTCGCACTGAGCGCGATGGCCAGCCCTATACTGATGAGGCTCGCCCACCGCCAGCAGGATAGAGAGCGCGCGCTACAGCAACTGAACTCTCTCATTCTGTCCCTGGCCGAGTTCTATTCTGGCCCGGACGGATGGCAGGTGTGGGGTTCTCACGGGGGGCAGGCAATTGATATGGTGGTGTACCCCGAGGACATCGGTGGGTACTACAGGAACATCGTCAAGCTGTCTGCGTCACTGCCGAAGGATGCCAATGGTGAGGTGATGATGTGGGCAGGGCTGGTAGCCAAGGATCTGATCAGCCACGAGACATTCCTAGACCAGTTGCAGCAAGCGAAGGGCACGATAAGGCAGAGTCCGCTGGATGAGATCCAGGCGATCCTGCGCGACAAGATGCTGTTCGGTGGGGAGATGAGCGAGAAGATCGCCCAGATCATCGTGGAGCAATACAGCGCAGAGCTCGCCGACATTCTAGGCATTGGTGCCCAGGAGGTTGGTACTCCCCCGCCGGCCCCTGGGCCCATGCCACCAATACCACCGAGTGGGCCGATGCAGGGAATGCCGCCCGGAGTAGTACCGCCAATGCCCGAGATGGTAGGGGAGCAGAACCTGCCGGGGATGATGGCGATGCAGGGGAACCCGCCACCGATGCCACCCCCAATGCCGGAGGCGATCGAGTGAAGGGGCTAGTACACGACGCCGCGCTAGACGCGATCGGGATAATGCACGACACCCTTCGCTCTATGAAGACTGATGAGTTGGGGGATCAAGCCGTGAGGGCCCGGTACTTGAGACAGCGTGGAAACCCAGCGGCTATTCGTTCGTTCGTCGCACAGAACGTGGCTCCTGACCAGGTGGACGCAGAGTCGGTGAGGTACGTCGAAGAGATGGAAGCACTGATAGGAGGATAGCATGCCATATACCGGATGGAACCCGTGGACGTGGGGAGGGCAGCCAGAGGGAACAGCCCTACCAGACTGGATGAAACAGGGAAACCCGTACTGGTCGCAGGCCGCGTGGGCCAACGTACCCAGGGATCAGGCGCAGATGCAGCAGGCCTGGATGAACGTGATGCTCCCCTATATGCAGGCCCAGATGCAGGGCCAGCAGTGGGGGGAGGAGTTCGACTGGCGCAAGCTCCAGGATGAGTGGAACAAGCAGTTTCAGGAGCAGCAGTTCGGCTGGCAGAAAGAGCAGGATGTGTGGGGCAGAGAGCAGGCCGAGAAGCAGCGCGCTGCCGAGGCGGAGAACGTAGCGATGCAAGCGTTCGGCAGGAGATGGGCACCACAAACCCGCTGGGCATAGGAGACTGAATGGAGAGACGGGGACGACGAGAATCTCCTAGCGAGAGACGGAAGGAGCGCGAAGAAGAGGAGAAGCGTAAGCAGCGAGAACGAGACGCTGCTCGTGACGCGTTCCGTAAGTCCGAGGAAGAAACCAAGAAGGCGCAGGGGGCAGAAACCCCCCGTGGCCGGCGCGAGAAGAAGAAGGACGAGTGGTGGAGAACACCGCAGCCCGCTCCTGTTACGCCTTCTCCTGACTCCAGATTCGCACAAGCGCCGCAGCCTGCGCCAGCCTGGCGGGGACCGAGACAGCCTCAAGAGCGTCCTCCCTGGACCGCGCCGGCAGCACCTTTACAACAAGTGACGGGCAAACAGCCTGGCATCCCTCGGGAACCATACGCCGCCGATCAATGGCTACAAGAGAGACTTCGGGAAAGATGGGCCCCTGTTGCCGCCCCTCCCCCAGAGCCTGGCCCGGCGAGACAGACTACCGGTGTGCGCCCCACCGGCATCGAGCAGCCAGAGGTTCCTACGACAGGGGTTGGACAAAGGATCGAGAGCGCAGCCAAGGCGGTGGGCGGCAGCGTGATGGATGCGTTGCAGTGGGCGCCCCTCGCCATCGAGGAAGCTATAGGCGAACGGACGCAGAAGGCGCCGGCCGAATATGGACTGCCATCTTTGGGCAAGGTGATGAACCTGGCCGTGGGCGGCTCCCAACTATACGACGACCTCACACCGGATCAACAGAGAACGGTCCAGACTATCGCCGAGCATCTCGAGACTCCCGCCGAGCATCTCGAGACTCCAGAGCATGCGTACCCCGGGATCTCCCCCGAGCAGAGAGGGGCCGGGAAGAGGGCTGCCATTACGTACGGTGTCTGGGCGATGGGTAGACAGGGAGCTCCATCTGTACAGGACTATGCGCTCAGGACGTACGGCGACACACCGCAGGTCCGGGAAGCATTGAAGCGAGGGAGGCTGTTGGCCTACTCCCCATACGAGAACCAGATCGAGGCTATAGACAGGCTGGTGGGCGGGGAAGACGTGGACACTGTGATGACCGGCCGGGAGGTAAACCTGTTCGACCCAACACCAGAGGAGAAGGCGGCCTACGATCAATACATCGCTACTGTGAAAGCGCAGGGAGGGGACGTCGATAAGGCGGTAGCACAGGTTACCAAGACCGGCCATATCCCTGGCTCTGCCGATACGTGGAACGAACTTGCCTTTCAGTTTGTACTGGATCCCCTCAACTTCTTGGACCTCGGCTCCAAGCTGGGCGGGAACAGCGATGCGATCAAAGCCGTTTACAATGTGGGGACAGACGTGCTGGGTGGCGTAATGGAAGCCGACGAGATCAAGAGCATCGACGACCTGGTGGCCGCGGCCAAGCAGGTGGACGACCTGCCGGTAGGGTGGGCTGACGATATGGCTGCATCTGCCACTCTCTCTGCTGCACACGAGGAGGGCTCCAAGTTCGCCAGGGCCTGGGATAGATACAACCCGCTCGCCCCTACCTCTCGAGCCATAGGAGAGACGGCGTCCAACAAAGCCTTTCAGGTGGTGGCTCCAATGATAGACGGGGCAGATAGCGCAGACGAGGCGGCAGGCATAGTGAGACAGATGGTGGAGAACCCCCGCACTCTCAAGCGCAGGTTCGGGAACGTTCCTGTTAGTAGGATGGCCGAGGAGTCTCGCCCTGTACTGGCAGCAGTAGTGGCAGACCTGGATGACGTAGAGAAATTCCCCTCCCTGTACGCAGATGTATTCAGCAAAGCAGACTTCCTGGCTGACTTGGACACCAACGTAGCCGCGAAGGCGATGGGGATGGCGGGTGTAGGGGAACAGGAGATCGGTGCCTACCGCAAGTTTGCATCCAAGTTCAAGAGTGTGATGAGCGAGTTCTATCTGGGTACTCCGGGGTACGGGGTCCGCAATGCTATCAGCGATGGGTTCACCCAGTTGTGGGATGGCACGCTATCTCTGGCATCGAGGGGAGAGATCGACGACTACCTACGCAGGGCAGGGACGCCCACTCGTCGTATTAGAGGGATGGCGGCCGGCTCGCAGGAACTGGCAGAGAGGGGCGGGTCTGCATTGCCGGGGATCGTGGGGCAGGCGAGCGATGCGATGGGCAAGTTCCTGGGGAAGCAGGAGGAGGCGAGATATGCCAACGCCTTCTACACCGGGTTCCGCACTACACTCGACGACATCTGGAAGCCAGTCATCCCGGATATCGGGTTGTCACCGGCCCAGGCAGACGAAGCGGCAGAAGTACTGAAGAACGTACTAAGCGTGGACGAGGCGGTAGAGGCACTGGGGAAGATCGACCTCCGCCTGGCAGACTGGGCCAAGTCTGACGAGTTCGTGAGCGGGCTGACAGAAGCCAAGGCCATCGCAGGAGAGGCCGCACGTACGGCAGCCGACTTCTCCCTCCTGGACTACGTGGCGGGGCAGAAGAAGTTTGACGAGGCGCTAAGGGCCGTGTTCCCCTACAGTTACTGGATGGTCCGGTCCACAGTGAATTGGGTACAGAGGCTCGCCAAGCAGCCAGGCGCGCTACTCACGATGGCCCGTGCCAACGCCGCGATGAAGGCAGCTAACAGAGGAGAGCCGAACAAGAACCTGGGAACTGTGGAGATCCCGGCGCCGTTCTTGCCTGACTGGGCCGGCGACTCGATCAAGCTGAGGCCGTTGGCCGCGATACCCACTCAGCAATTGTTCTTTGGCCAGAAGTACCAGGACGAGGATCCCAAGAACATGATCGAGGGCATCTACCAGGGGCTCGAGTCTACCGGCCTGCGCCCTTACGGGTACATCGAGTGGCCATTGAGGGCGATGGGGTTGGTGGGGCACAAGTCCGAGTTCGGGCGCATCTTGCCTCACACCGCCGTCATTCAGGGGGTCACGGCAATGCTGGGCCTCGGGGGGCCCACAGGGATCGACATCGAGACACCTATCCGCCGAGCTATTGGGGTGCCGGAGAGAGAGCCATACGAGGCTTACCGGGTCAACACGATGATCTCCGCTATGGCAGCCGACGATCCTTCTATAACAGAAACGGCGTTCCTGGCGCAGGAGTTGAACGACCGGGTAGCGATGGGCGAGATCACATTGAAGGAAGCGTGGGAGGGTGGGGCTAACCTGTCCCGCCTGGCCGAAGCTGAAGGATGGGGCCCGGAAGAAGTGACTGCGGCGCAGGAGCTACTGGTAGAAGCGGCGCACAGATCTGCTGTGGCACGAGGGTTCCAGTCTATCGCATCCACCGGGGCCGGGCTATCTGCATTCGTAGAGCCGAGAGGAGAGGTCACGCAACAGCAACTGGCACAGGAGCAACGGGCAGCCGGGTACGTCCCATTGACGGAGGAGGGGACACAGGCAGCGCTCAGGGCATTCCAGGCGGCGCACCCAGAAGCAGCAACCAGGGGTACGAGATACGGAGCTCTCCCTGGAGCGAGAGAAGAAGGGGAAGAGGGGTATACGCCGGGGCAGGCGCTGAGATCCTCCAAGTATCGAGCGCTATCGGCAGAGATCAATGAGGACATCGACACCCGGATGGCAGCCCTACAGGACCGGGAGCCGTGGAACAAGGACGCCATGAGAGCCCTGGAGAACGAGCGCTACGAGAGACTGGACGCAGCCAGGGAGGGCCTCAAGTTCCCCGAGGGAGAAGAGGGAGTTCGCCTGTCGTCTGTGTATGGGGCCAGCCCGGAGGAGGTTCAGGAGATCCGCGGACGGGACGTGATGTATGCCGTGCAGGATGCGATGCCAGGCGTCGAGGTGTTCACTGACGAGGCCGGGGATATTGACTGGGATGCCTACTTCACCGCACAGGACGAGGCAATGGAGAACATCGCGAGCCTGATGAGGGACGACGAGAAGGTAGCTGCCATCCTGGCCGATATGGCGGAGCGCGGCATCGAGGTTACCTACGACGACCTGGTGGGGAAGGTTACGCCCGAGTCGTACCTGGCATTCAAGAGGCGCAACGACACACCAAGGGATGCTGCGATCGAGACGTGGAAGCAGCGTGTTTACAATGCAGCCTGGGAGGGATACAGCGCAGACGTAGAGGCCGGGAAGTCCAAGTCTCAGGCGTACCGCGATAACGTAGAGGCCGCCGTGAGTATTGGGGCGCTGGACCTCATAGACGCAATACAGGAAGAGTACCCCGGGCGCTGGACGGACGCCGAGCTCAGGGATACGCTGGGCGATATGGCTGACTTCCCTGCGGTTGGGGACGTGAAAGAGTTGCGTGCCGGTGAAGAGGCCCCAGCAGTAGAAGAGGAGCAGCAGGCATACACAGAGGGTCGCGTGCAGACCGGGTTCTGGAACACCTACTTCACAGCGATCCCCCCGGGCCGTATGGGAAGTGGCGCCAGCGACCTGCCAGAAGTACAGGCAGTATTCAACGCAGGGAAAGGGGCCACGGCAGCGCAACTCGCAGCAGCAGACGCGGCAGTCAAGGCCTGGGCCGCAGCCAACCGCACGACAGAGTGGGGCAGCCCGGAAGAGTGGAAGCTGGCCAGGGAACAGAACGACCAGATGAAGGAGGAGGCAGAGGAGGCAATACCGGGCGTCACAGAAATTATGAAGGGGTATTACGCGGCTGACGATCGCCGCGCGTACAAAGCAGCGCACCCAGAGGTCAAGGCCTACTTCGATCTGAAGGACAAGTTTGCAACAGGCCATCCAATATGGGCCTACTACTACGGTGCGAAGTACAAGCAGTATCCCCGCTACGGCCGGGGACGGGGTCGGGGGAGAGGCGGCGGGTCTTACTACGATAAGGCGTTTTCTTATCAGGCTGGCCGTCCGCCCAAGGTATTTCTCGAGACGCCATCGCCGTGGGAGGGCGCGTTGAGATTCGAGAGATACAGGTATCAGCCTACGCCTCAGTGGAAGCGTGGGTGGTGAGGAGGAAGATCATGACAGAGGAGTTGGAAGGACAAGCAGGAGTTGGTGGCGAGGGAGCCCCGACAGCCGAGCCCGTTCAACCGATAGCCCCCAAGGTAGACCTGACCGAGCTCGAGGAGTTCCGCAAGTACCAGGCCAGCGTGGACCGCGAGAAGAACGCGGCACGACAACGGGAAGCGGAGCTCCAAAAGCAGCTTGCAGAAATGCAGGCACAGCAAGCCCAGATCCAGCAACAGGTGGAACTGGCCCAGGTTCAGAAGATGGAGCCGGAGGAAGCAGCCGCATACTTCCAGCAGAAGTTGGCCGAGGAGCGACAGGCGTATGAGCAGCGACAGGCGAGCGAGTCTGCCGCCGCAGCCAGGGCAGCGCAGTTGCAGCAACGTGCCGACAGTCTGCTGAAAGGACTGGGGATGAGCTTCGACACTCCGGGCCTGGACCTGAGCGGCGGCGCAACCGAAGAGGGGTTCGACCTCTTGATGGCGAGCGCACTGAAGCTGGCAGGGCAGAAGATCACCGGAGCCGACACAGACGCAGAAGAAGCGGCGCGCAAGGCAGCGCAGGCCGCACAGGTGGAGACGGCCAGGCTGGCCGGGGCCACCACAGTGAACACATCTACTGGGCCTGGTGGTGAGCCGGGCGACATGTGGGGAGGAGTGAAAGACCCCATTGCGCGCCTGAGCATGGCACTCGAGTCCAAAGGAGGCAACTGATGGCAGTGACAATTGCAGACCTGGCGAAGCAGTCGAAAGACCCGCTTCAAGCCTCGGTCTTGGAGAACCTGCTGCGCTATTCCGACCTACTCAACCTGCTCCCGTTCGAGAACGTGACGGCGTTGACCTCGGTCGTGGTGCGGTGGGCGACTCTGCCCCGCGCAGACTTCCGTAAGCTGAACGCTGGCTATACGGAAGGGAGCGGGCAGACCGAGCAGATCGAGGAAGGCATCAAGATCATGGGTGGTGACGTGGACATCGACCGCATGTTCGACCGCGTGACCAACGTCATCCAGCCCGTGGCCACAACCCAGACCCTGATGAAGCTCAAGGCAATGGCCTACAACTTCAACTACTACTTCATCGCGGGCTCGCCAACCGTGGACGCCAATGGGTTCTATGGCATCGACTACCGCGTGAGCACCCTGCCTTCCCGGCAGAAGTTCGCTCTCGGTACAGCCGGCACCCCGTTCGACGTGACGTCGAGCACAGCCAACGAGCACAAGTTCCTGGACGGGCTGCACAAGCTGAACAAGGTGGTCGGTGGGGCCGACGCTTACTTCATGAACGAGGCGATGTGGCTGGGCGTGAGTGGCGTACTGCGACGCCTGGGGTTGCTGGATACCACAAAGGACAGCTATGATCGCGAGTTCGTGAGCTTCATGGGCGCCCCGCTGATCGACATCGGCCTCAAGGCCGACCAGACCACCGAGATCATCACGGACACCCAGGACCCCGGCGACGGAGGGGACGACACAACCAGCATCTACGCGGTCAAGTTCGGATCGGACGAGGGGCTGACCGGCATCCAGCTTAACGACCTGGAAGCGTACTGGGTGGGCGGCGACAACCACGAGCTAGAGGACAAGCCTGTG